CGTTATTAATTCTCATTCTCGTCACTCCTGATAGTCTTATTAATTGCCTCAGCTGTTAAAATACACCCTATAGCTAAGCCAGCCATAACTACAGCCACAATTAAAATGTCAAATACAGCCCACATAAACTACACCTCTTTATTACTAGAGTCAGCCCAGCCCTCAGCAAAGATATAAGCAATTAAAGCACCAAAACTCATAACAATACTTACTACCTGTTCCACGCTACCAGCGTCCACATTAAACGCTACTAATAACGCTGTAATAAATGCTACTAAAGCTACCCAAAACTTACGACTCGTTAACTTTCTGATTAAATCCTCTTTACTCATGCTCATACCCTCCTACTAAATTAAGTTATTAATATCTACACCCTCCAGATACTTCTCTGGTAAGTTTTTAAAAATATTTTCTCTACAGGCTTTTTTAAGATACCAGACGTTACACGCTGACAGCTCCAAATAAGACGCCAGAGCTATCTGAGTAACATACTCCATACTAAACCCTGTAAAAGCTCCTATAATGACTATCAGTGTCAGTACCAGACTAATTAAGTAACTCACTAATAGTATTAATTTACTCGTCTCTATGTTCCATAATTTGTATACGTGTTTCGTGATCATGTAATTTTCTCTCATGCTCATCTAATTCTTTTTTCATTTCTTTTTTATCTGAGTTTAAATGAGTTACAGCGTCCGTAAGACCTTTTATGTTTACGTTTAAATTAATAATAGGTTTTATCAGTGCTATAATGCTCCCCAGCACTGGCACACAAAAAACTATTAAATATCCCCAAAATTCTGTATTACTCATATCTCTAAACCCTCTTTAGTAGTGTTATATCTTATTTATATAATGTTCTTAAGAACATTATATAAATAAGATAAAAATAAAAGAATGACGTCACGTGACGTCACCCTGTAACAGCGTGTAACAGATGAAAATAGACAAGTGTTACACAAAAAAGCCCGCATTTATGCGGGTTTGAGGCACTTTGTAACAGCGTAACAGATAAAAGCCCTATATTAGATATATTTTATATAAATATATAATTATATAGTTACTATATTAAAATCCCTAAACATTCAAGTATAAAAAGAGCTGTTACGCTGTTACACTGTTACAAAAACCCCCACAACCCTAGTATTTATGCGGGTTTCAGGTGTAACAGCACTGTAACAGCGTGTAACAGATGAGCATAAAAAAGAGACACTAAATAGTGTCTCTTAAATCTTCATCAGTTAAAACCTCAATTTCCTCAAAACCAACCTCGTAAGAGCTATATTTACATTTAGCGTTATACGCCTCACACCACTTTCTAGCGTCATCCTCTGAGCCTATAATAATTCCTTTTGGCTCATTTTCGTAACCGCCTACATATACTAAGTAATATTTTTTATCCATATCTACTCCTCTCTATTAATACCACTCATAGGTTTACCACAACAAGGACAATAATTATAATAGTCTCCTGTGTCATTACCCTCTACCACCTTGTCACATATGGAGCATGATAGCTCACTATCATTTAAGCGTACCCACTCCCCATAAGTACAATTATCCAGTAACTCCTCCATGTTACAGTCTAACGCCTGAGCCAGCTTATGCACCGTATCAGCCTGAGCTATATTAATGTCTCTGAGTCCTTGCTCATAGTATTGTATCATACGCAAACTCACACCAGACAACTCAGCCAATCTACCCTGACTGTACCCACGCTGGGTACGCATATTTTTTAAATTACTCATAATTTAGCACCTCCTTAAAATACTCCTTGTCTCCTGTTTTTATGAATTATTCCTCACTCTCTTCTACTGGCTCTATTCCATCCTCGCTACACACTCCACAACAAGGACAAACACGCTCATTTATATCTCCATCATTAGTATTTCTTACAATAAAATACTCCTCACAATGAGTACAATAATATAAACCATTATCTACAAGGCTTTCCATAATATTCATATACTCACTCTTTGAAACTATCATAATTTAACCTCCTCATTATTACTGATATTTACTGTACAAGTTTCTTTATTTGTCTCTACCTTATAACCTAGAATTATCAATGTTCTTTCCATTGAATAATATTTTTCCTCATATATTTCTGCTGTTACAAAATCTCCACGTGATAAGGCACACTTACTTTTAGTAAGTAGTTCCTCCATTTCTTTTACTAACTGTTTTCTCTGTTCTACCGTCATATCTTTTTACCTCATTATTAGTGCTGGTATCTCTTAGCCTCTGCTTTTATTTCCTCAGCTGTTCTTAACTCAAATACGTTAGCTTTCATTTTCTTACTTACCTCGTTACCAACTTCATCACGATAACAAGTCCAGCGATAACCGTCTTTTTTGTATGTGTAGCTACTTAATTCTCCTACAAGCTCTACGCCTTTACTTTTTGCATATTCTCTAGCTGTCATATCTCCTACCTCCTAAAATATGTAAGTTATTATCTTGATATAAGTATACAGCTACAGCTGTATAATGTAAATACATTTTCTGGAAATAATTTCATTTCTACCTTTTGCACAATAATACCGCTGTACTTTTGTATATTTTGTACAGCTACAGCTGTATATAAAAAGAGGAGCTAAAAGCTCCTCTCTACAACTCTGTTATATCTTCACCATATCGACTTACTATGTCATTTATGGCGTTTTCAAACTGTCCAGCTCCCCAGTGCTTACTAGCTCCCTCATAATAACCAGTTAAGCCCCACTGTATAAAATTAAGAGCTTGAGCGTTACCCTCTTTATCCACATAAGACAATGTGGCTACCCATTTAACGTCTGTCTTTCCTTTTTTAGCGTTCTGACCTACGATAGCACCAGCTCCACCAAATAAAGCACCACCTACGATAGCACCACCTAAACCGCTACCACTCTTAGCCAGTGTCACCTCATCCTCTAATCTAAAGCCCCTGAGCCTCTCATAAGGTAGTGTTATGTCTATTTTGTCATAGTGGATATTTAAAACCTGATCAGACGGTTTTAACGTCAATCCTACACACTTACCAGCTGGTATTTTACCGATAGCCTGTAATGACTCACCTAAAAACATAACTCCAGCCTCTTTTTTATCAGGTGTCTTTTTACTGAATAAACCCATATAATACCCCTCCTATTTTTTATTCCATATTATACCAAAATAATAAAATAGTAAAGAGGACACTATTTAAGTGTCCTCATCCCACCAGCGTAAGAGCTTACGTGTCTTTCTGATCTGCTGTAGCCTGTATTTGACCTGATTAACAGTTAAACCAGTTTTCTCAGATATACCCTTAGCACTAAAGCCGTTACGGTAATAATATATAATCTGCTCGTCCATGTTACTCCTCAAAACTACGGTTTACCGAACTAAAAAAGCCACCAACCGATTATGGTTAGTGGCTTTCTAATTTACATATATTCTGTTTCTTCAATTTCAGAATTATCATTATAAAAATTTTCTACTGTGAAACCATTTCTATCTGGTTCACCATTCAAAAAATTTATAAAATCGTCAACTTCCCCGCTCTGTCCACTGTCTATAAGCATATCAACCAATGCACTATCATAGTTATTTTTATATAACCAGTGTCTTATTTCGCTATCTAACACATTGGCTTTTTGTTGATATTTTACATAATCTCTTATTTTATTTTCCATACTTTTAGGTATTGGTTTTTTCATATAATACCCCCTTATAAAATGTATTGATATAGGAATATTTTACCACTAACCATATTCAGTTTTCAATGTTCAATTAATCAACTAAAAATCAGTTTTGCTTTTCTTTTTATCTCGTTTACTTCTCTTTCTATCTTCCACTATTGCGAAAATAATCAATAAGAACACCATAAACAAAAAGGTTTCCACACATAAAAAGAAAAAATCAAACCACGACATAAACGTACCCATATCTCATTACCTCTCACAATTCTTCCTGTTTACTAAGCCACGTACAAACAAATATTCCTAGTAGTTGTACAATGCCTAAATAAACAAGCATTATTTTTTCCAGCGTTGTCATGTTTAAAGCCTTTCTCTCATCACCTTAACTCGTCTGACGTTGTGCCTTTTTCCAAAAGTGGTTTTCGTACTCAATAAACCTAACAGCCTCATCTTCTTCCTGTGCAAATTTATTTATAAATAGGTTTCCATGTAGCATTACTTTAAAGACTCCAGCCCTGATAAGTTTATCCTCCATATAAAACACCTCACCGTTATTATCAAATAAAGCAAAGTCTGTATAAGTGGTAAGTTCTGCTGTGTATGCAAACGGTTTATAAATTCTACCCACTTCAAAACCCTCAAAAGGTTTCATACAACAAAAGGCTATATTTGAATTTTCATACTTAAATTTTTGAGTCAATAAACCCCTTTTTCTTTTTACAAACATCTACACCTCCAACAACTCATAAATTTTAATGATCAGGCGTTTTTTATTTCTCATAATTGTCCTAACTTCCACGTTCATAAATTCAGCTATCCACTCTATAGTTTTACCGTCTCTGTATTGTAAAAATATAATGTCTATATAACGGTCATCTGACAGCTGGTTAAGTGCATGAGCCACGCCCTGACCTCCACCGTAAACATTAAAAAACTCATGTAACTTATTCTCTACCGCTTTTAAAATAACTGGGTAATCTTCCTGTATGAGCTTACGCTGGGTAAGCTCATCTATGGTAATCTTAACTACTTCTCTGATCTGCTCTGGAGTCATCTACTTACACCTCCCAGTCTAAAGCCTGTCCACAGTTAGGACAGTAATTTGTCTTTCCTACCGCCTCCGTATATCTGTAGCCAGCCACATGCACCATAAATTCTTTTTTACAATTAGGACAACTTTCTCCATGATAATAAGAGGCTACTCCTGTTTCTCGTATTACTTTTCTTTTCTGACTCTTTAAAAGAGCCTGAGTTACAGCTTTTTCGTTTAGTATAAATTCTGTCCTTATGCCATTTTCCTTAGCTATCTCACGTACCTCACCTAAAATAGCTCCCTCCATTTCTTTCGTTCTCTGGACAACAAACTCATTTATCATTTTATAAATATCAGCCATATTATTTACACCTCCTAAATAACCTAACTACCTTACCGTTTACCCTGACACTGGGGTTATCTAAGTCATAAGTCTTTTTTATCCACTTAGTAAACTCACCAGCTGACATAGGGTTAAATCCGTTATCATTACAGTACAGCTTATACCTCAGGTATACGTCCTTAGTGGGCTGGTTAACTACGTCTATCTCTACGTCCAGCTCTTTAAAGAAACCGATAACAGGGTTATTCTGTTCACTGTATTCTTTAAGCTCATCCTGTACCGCCTGACAGATAGTAAAACCGTTATTATCCAGTACCCTCTTAAGACCGTCCAGAGCCAGCTGTATAAGGTACTCCATAGCCACCTCAGCACGCAATTTATATTTAATGTTAGGGTCATAATTACCGCTGGCTCTATTAAATGTGGCGTTAAAAGGTACAATAACCAGACGGTCTAAAACAGCTCCAGTCTTATCCTTAATACGTGGAATATTATTAGCACTAAAGATAAACTTACTGTAGTTACAAAAGTCAAAAGGGTCTTGACCTTTACGCTCTACCGTTATACGGTCACCTGACACTACTTTTTTAAAGATAGCTGGGTTAGCTATAAACTCGTCTCCAATATCATCACCAGCGTTTATGAGCTTACCAAATAACTCAGCTGTCCTGAAACGGTCACCCAGCTCTTTTAAGTCCAGAGCTGACGTGTTATGCTCTCCCACCATATTAGTAATACAGTCTAAAAAGGTGGATTTACCGTTAGCCTTGTCACCGATTAAAATAAAGGCTTTTCTCAGCTCATTACGCCTGTATAAACAGTAGCCAGCCATTTCCTCTAATAAGTCTCTGATCTGCTCATCATTACAGCTGATACGGTCTAACATGGCGTCCATAGCCTCGTTATAAGCGTCATAATTATAGTTATGCGGTATCTTATTCTTAACGATAATGTCAGGGTTAAATGACTCCAGCTTACCAGTATCTATATTGTAAATACCGTTATTAAATGGTATGTACTTAGCGTCTGCCTGTCCTCTGACCGTAGGAGCTATTAAGTATAAATACTTAAGTACCTCACTCCTGTTACGTGCCGTAAGAGTGGGTATAATTTTTATCATTTCTGACTCTATAGCCTGTAAACCGTCCACGTATACACCGTCTTTATAAATGTGTAACTGTCCGTCTATCTTAATCACGTTAAAATTATTCTTAAGATAGGTAGCAAACTTATTAAATAAAAAGTTACCGTTTTTACCATAGAAAACAGGCTTTTTAAATGACTCGTCTCTAAGTATCTTATTAAGCTCAGAGTCCTCCAGTGGGTCAGGTAACACGTACTTATTAAGTAACGTAATAGCCTCTTTAATTTCCTCATTACTAAGCTCAGCACTCTGTAACGTCAATATGTAATTAAAAAGCGTCTGGTTACGTCCGTCACCACTCTCCAGCGTGTTAAAGTCTACTTTAGTCTTAACTGGACTAAGCCACGCTGGGCACTCACAGTAAGACTCATCTGGCTCTATGTCATAAATAATTTTACGGTCTTTACCGTCATATTTAAGGACGCTTATAGAGTTGTGGTTACCTATTTTAATATCAGCCTCAATACCCACAGCCAGCTTTAAATGTGTACCGCATTTATTAATAGAGCCACCGTAAAATAGGAAGTGTTTACCTCTGGTAGTCTCATAGACTCTACAGTTAAGCTGTAAGTCCTCTACGATAGTCATAAGTTTTTCTGACTGTTCGTACTCATCCACGTCTATTAAAATAACGTCCTCAGCCAGTAACCCAGCGTATTCAGGTAAATTACTGACCTCTGAGAGTGGCTTAGCGTCCTTAAATTTTATAAGTGGTGACTTATCCTTAGTAGGTAAGTACCCTCTAAAAAGCTCTTGCATGATCTGAGCCTCCTCTATTTTTCTGTTACATAACTAAACTGACATTCCACAGCCCTAAGGTATCTACCGTTGTCAAGTTTAATAATAGTTTCAAAAGGTTCTTCTATATCGTCTCTTACTATAGTTCCTAAGTGTGTTTTACTGGCGTCATAGTGATAACACACCTCAACTCTTGCACCTACAGCATATTGAGGATATTTATAATTTTTATCCTTTTGTTTTGGGAATTTATCAAAAGTAATATTCTCTACACAACCCATAAACTTAGCCCTCCTATTCCCAGTTACTACAGTAAAAGCTCTCAGGCTCTTTAATCGTTACAACTACGTCACCCTCTACGTCATCACCCATTCTGTCAGTTATATAAAAATTATCTTTGGTACAACAACCGTTTTTATAGTGCTTACACCACCTACATACTTTATCCATTACTTACCACCTCCAAAGTCACATTTATAAGGTTTATGTCTCCAGTGTTTCTTACTGGTTTCACCTATATTTTTATCCTCTGCCATTTTCTTAAGTTCACTCTCAAAGAAAGTTCTAACCTTTACAGGCGTTTTCTGCTCCCATATCTTCACTATCAGTTACCTCCTCTATATCATCCGATTTACATATAGGACAACACCCAAACTCCTCATAAGCTGGCACTCCCCAAAATTCACCCATATACTCTCTGTAGGTGTCAGGCTCGTCAAACTCTGCCTCACAATCGTTACATTTATACTTACTCATACTAATTACCTCCAAACTGTCTTAGCCTCTCATGGGCTAAGTCTATATACCACTGTCTGTCTAATTTTCTAGGTACTCCTACGCCTCTAATATCACCGTTACTTAAAAAACACATATCAGGTGTATTAGCAAACTTATCCATTTTAGGAGTATCTGGTACAGTTAAGCCAGCCTCTATTTTCTTAGTCCTGAGCTTAACTTTATAAATAATACCGTCCTGATCTGACTTACTGGCAAACACACGATAACACTTGTTACGGTATTCCTTACCATTGTGGTATACATAGTCATACTTACCAGACAGCTTAACGATTTTCTGAAACTCAATTAAATCACTGGCGTTATTTATTGTGTCCTCTACTGGTGTACCGCTTATCATGTATTCCCTCATAGCCTTATTTACTATGGGTAAATCATTATCCAGAGGACTTAGTTTTTTAACGTAAGCACCCTTAGCCTCTATCTCTCCGTCCTCATTTATAAACAAATAATTGTTTACGTCTTTTTGGTATATCTTAGTTATGATAGGGTCAAAAGCCAGACTAACACCTGTAAGCTGTTCCCACTCATAACAAATATCATCTATAAGCTCGTAGTCATCCAGTGAGTGTAATTTAACTATAAGACCGTCTGTGTTACTCTGGATAAGCTGACAGTGTGGCTCTAGCATTTCAATAAGTAATAGTAAAGCCAGCTGACCAGTGACACAGATATTATTAGCTTGTAGCGGGTCATAAAGAGGGTTATACTTGTCCTTAGTGCCCCCATAGGTCTTATTATTTACCAGCTTATAACCACCCCTCTTATTTTTAAGTTCAGGGAATTTTTTAAGCCTGATACTTTCACGCCTCATCATGTCATAGCGTCTTTTACCCTCATCTGTTACGGCTCTACTAAAGTAGTCATGCCCCACCATTAAACTAGGGTAATACTGGCTTACGTCAATGTGTAAATACCAGCCCTCACCATAATACTTAGGTAACGCACCGTGTAAACCACCCCATGCGAATGTGTGAGGTACACCAACCACCTCCACAGCTAAACTCTGACTGTAAATCTCTTTCTTTTCCTCATCCGTAAATTTCTTATCAGTCTTAAAACTCTTAAACCAGTCCACAATATGCTTATACTTAACTATCTTGTCTAAGTACAGTGGGAAGTTAAGGTTAAAATCATCATCATAATTAACTCTCTGAGCCTGTAATATTTCAGCACTTAACTGTGTCTGTGTCTTACTGATAGAGCTAAGCGGTAACTTAAATTCATTGATAAGCTCCAGCTGTACTTCAAAGTCACTTTTTAACTGGGTAAATAAATTTATAGTTTCCTCCACGTCATTCCTACAGTAGCTTACCGTTTCCTCCAGCTCTTTCTTAGTGAGCTTACGGTCTAGCCTAAAATCCACCTCAGACTCATACACGTTATGACCTTGCATAGCCTCCAGCTGTTTTAAAGACGTGTTAAGCTGTAACAGGTCATAAGTAATGAGTGGGTATTCCCTAAACACATTACTAAACTGGTAACCTTTTAAGCCTTTTGTAATTATCCACTCATTAACCTCATAAGGGTTAAAACCAGCCAGAATAGCTTTAAAAATATAGCTGTCATAATCTCGTATGTTATAGCCTATAAAAATCTCATTTTTAAATTTTTCATAGTAAGCTCTAAGCTGATCAGGCTCATTTACTATGACTGTCTCAGTCTTAGTAATAGGGTTAGCTATCACACAGAGCCAGTCATACTTAAAAACTTCAAAGTCTATAAAATGTAAACTCATGTCATTTACTCCTCTGTATATTCTGCAAACTCTACCACCTTTAAATTTTCCGCTGTCAACTCAATCTCACACCTGTTATACATAGCCTCAGCGTCCTCTATGCTATCAACCTCTACAACTGTCTCTAATATCTCTCTTACGTTAACTTTCATTTTCTACCACTAGCCTCTCTATTCTGAATAGTACGCACTCATCCTCAGGACACTCACCACTACTACAGCACTCGTCTCTACAGTAAAGCGTGACCTCATTTAAAATCTGTTCTTTTATGTCCAAAAAATTAACCACCTTTTAAGTCAAATATAGTTATCTTTTGTACTTGAATTTTTAACCCACCTTACTAAATTGATTAATCATTACATAATCAGAGTTAAGAGGGTAGTCAGCCAGTAGCTCCTCATATAATTCTGGCTCTTTTTCTCTTAAAGCCACTAAATTAATCAGGCTTTTAGCCTCAACTAATTCACTCGCTACTAAGTTCATATTATTTACCTCCTCCAGTCTCACCATGTTTTTAGTGTTTTGGTCTATGTCAGTTATATAAGGTGGCTTAGTGGTATTTTCCCACTTGCCAGTATGTACGTTTTTTACAGTCCAGCTCAGGTCATCATCTTTAGGTCTAGGTAAACTTAGGTCTATTAAACACTCTTTAAGTAAGTCTCTCTTAGTCCTCTTATCACATAAAAATAATAAGTATCTGTACTGTTTACCTTTAAAATGCTGTATATTGTAAGCTCTCATCTGCTCTAAAGTAGGTCTTACTGTAATACGATCATCTTTTACGCCCTCTGGCACTAAAATAGATTTCATCTGTCTGACGTGTATTTTTACACCGTCTTTCATATACATTTCACCGCCAGAGTAACCAGCGTAAATAAAATTAGACGCCTGATACACATAACCTACTTTTCCCACCATACCGTCAGCCCACGTAAAAAGTATTTTTATCTCAGGGTGATAAGTTTTTAACCACTTCACTAACTGGGATAACATTTGAGACTCGCTGTTACGTGGCATATCCTCAGTCATACACATACGCCCTATTTCTAGATAGTCAGCTGTAGTTAATGATGGGAAAATACGCTGTATGGTGTGTAGTGGACGTGTTCCCCAGCCCAGCGTAACTACGCCCACCAGTCTCTTATTTAAGTAAAAGCCGATAAAGTATTTATTTAGCTTAGGCAATGTATTAGAGTAGTGGTATGCCTGTATCATTTCCAGAGCGTCATCTTTACTTATTTCTTTTAATTCATATTTGTACATAACTCATAATCTCCAACATGATATATAAAACAACCCTCACACATAGTAATGTCATCCACTGTAAACAGTTCACCCTCTACAGATTTCCAGCAACATTCACAGACAGTATCAGTCATTTATCCACTATCCTCTCTAGGTGTAAATTAAAGAGGAGCTGTAACTAACAGCCCCTCTATGCAATTATTCAGCGTCAAATACTTCCTCGATACTAATAGAGTTAAAAGCGTCAGGGTCATAATAGACGTCAAGCTCTACAGCGTCAGCTACTTCCTCAAAGATATCCAGTATCAGCTCGCTAAACTGTGAGTAGTTTTTAAACTCTACTGTCTGGCTAGGCTCTAACTTCTGTAACCAGCCGATAACTGAATTGATCATGTTAGCGTCATTCTTAGTGCCGTAAATTACTCTGTTCATAAACAGACACCACTTTTTAAACTCACCGTCTAAAATACGACACTGTACTTTAAACATAGGTCTACCGTCTTTAGTAGCTCCCAGCTCCATTTTTTCAATTTTGACAGTGTAGTTACCCTCCTCTACTTCTCTGTCACTCTGCTGAGGGTTATTTTTAGCCTCCTCTAACTGTTTAGCTAATTCTGCCTCGTTAATAGTTGCGTCAAATTTTGAAAAATCCATATTAAAATTTCCTCCTTAATATTTTAATAGTACAGGTTTTCTGTACTTTTTATTTAAAAAAATTTTAATTACTCTGTACGTCTACGTCTGCGTCTAGGTGGTGTCTCCAGCTCTGGAGTCTTTACCTCGTCAAAAGGTACTTCCTCAGCGTCACCTGACTCCTCGATACCAGCGTTAGCTAATTTACTGGAGTTTTCAGCCTGTACCTGTTCACGTGACTTACGCTGTTTACGTCTGGCTGTGGCTGTTCCTCAGCTGTCTCAGCATTACGTGAGCGTCTCTTACGCTCCTCTTTAGGCTTAGGTGGTTCAAAGTTTACGTTTTTAGCCGTCTCGTCAATTTCCTTAATTTCCTCATCAGTTAAGAAAGTGTCACCCAGCTCGTAGTAGTTTCTAATCTTCTCATCCACGTACTTAAGGTCATTGTTAATAGCATATGTACTAAACATTCCCTCAGGACTCTTTACAGTGTCCTTACCGTTATTCTGAGTAACAAAAGCATAATTACCGTCTGAGACAGCTGTTTTAAGTACGATAGTAAATAAGCCCTCTGGCGTGATTTTTTCATCTACCAGCTTACCGATAGTTTTCATTTTTTCTACGCCATTTTCATCTGTAGAAGTGTGACATAAGAGGTATACAATAATGTCACTAGGTAAGTCATTAACCTCCTCTACTATTAAGCTCCAGAAATTCTGAGCAATCTCTGTAAACTTGTCATATCCACGCTCTGTAGCACGTCTCATAAACTCATTACACATGAGATACTGAGTGTCATCTATTACAATGACTTTTTTCTTAGTGGCTTTCATAGCCTTAATAATTTCACTGTACTTATCAGTCACCACCGTCTCAGTAAATTTCTTACGGAATGGTAAGAGAGACTTCTGTACTGAGATTAAACACACCTCATTCTCATTAAAGTTTTTCATAGAGTAGCTTTTACCTGTGCCACTCTGTCCTAATACTAATACTGGTACTGCCATTAGTTGTCATCCTCCTTATTATTAAAAATTTTATCGTAGCACTCCTTACATACGTCTATGTGGTTTTCAGCCACATTTATATATGAAGTAGCACTAGCTACCCTGTGACCTCTAACGTGCATAAACTTAGACTCGTCAGTACCAGTCATACCGCATTTATCACACACAATCGCACTAGCCATATTTAATTATCCTCCTTATAATCACTATAGTTAAAAGCCTCTGGGTTAGTGGCTTTCCACTTGTAAAAACTACATTTCTCTATTGTGCTTAACGTGCCAGCTACAGCAATAATAGCCACAATAGTAATACAGATAATAATTAACGCTGTCATTATTTACTATCCTCCTTACTTGTTAGTTGTCCTGTGAAACAGTGACTTAAATTTTTCAAATAAAGACTCAGTGTCTTTACGTGTTTTCTTAACCTGTGCTTTTCTCTCAAAATCTGAGAATGGTTTAGAAGTTTTATAACTTCTGTGACTTCTTTCCATGTGTTTTAATTTTCCAGCCATATTTAATTATCCTCCTACTTAATTCTTAATGACTCTCCACGCTCACCCAGCGTAAATCCGTCTACAACCTTACCAGCCTCTAATAATTCCCTGATAGCCTCTAAGTTAGATGTCTCTACGATATTAACCAGCTGATCAGGTAAATTAGCCGTAATGTTCTTATCGTTCTTATCGTAGTTAATAGGTATTACACCACCGTTTTTCTGGATAGCTACAGTAAATAACTGACCTTTAACCTTAGGCGTGTTAGTGGCTTTCATGCTGTCAAACATAGCTTTTTTAAGTCTGTCTACGTTATTCTCTAACGTTTTACGCTTGTCAGTAAGACGCTTAGCCTCAGCTTTAAGTGCCTCCATATCAGCCTCAATGTTCTTAATGACCTTACAGTATGCCTCAATTTTTGCCTCATACTCTCCCTGTACCGCCTCCAGCGTGTCTTTTAGTACGTCCTCATCATCTAAAGGACTCTCTAAAAGCTCCTGTAATGTTAAAATGTTACCTGTTACCTCGTATAGACTACTCATTTTAACCTCCTATAATTTGTTACACTCGTTAGCTCTGTGAAACTCTTTAGCTACAGCTAAATTCTGCTCAGTTAATAACTGTTCTTTTAAAATCTCACTTACATTATTAGAGTGTTTTACAATACTGAGAGTGTGGTAGAGTAACTGTTTTACCTGTCTGTCATCCATGTTAGCTGTAAGACTTCCACACCATAAAGGTAAACAAGAAAAATCTAGGTCAGCCCCTCTCAGGTCAGCCCCTCTCAGGTCAGCCCCTCTCAGGTCAGCC